TACCCTTCTGCGCATTGTTGAACGCCTTCTGTGCAGATGTCGAAGACTTCAACGCATCCGTGTATTTTTCAAACTTCTGTTTCGCTGTCTCGACAGTCTTGGCTACACCACTACCAACACTAATTTGTTCTTTTTCAACAACGATGTTTTTCTTGCCGGCAGTAACTTGACGTTCAAGAGCATCGGCTGTGCCGATAATGCTCGGTAATGCTTTGGCCTGGATAATTGCTGCCTGAGCCATAGATGCTCGAATGCTGTCAAATAGTCGTGGTGTGGCTTCGAGTGCTGTGTTAAGTCCTTGTTGTGCGGCTTTGAATGCCAATGATGCTGCGGTTGCTTTGACTGCAAGTATTGCGTTGCCAGTCAATGCGGCAGTGAATCCGATAGTCAATGCGATGGTGCGACCGAGATCGGCGAACTGTTTCAAGAAGTTCAATACCGCAAGAGTCATCGCTTCAAACGTGTCAAGGAATGAAGTACCAAGATCACCCATTGCATTAATTGCAAATCCGATTGAGAGAACTAAACCACGTTGACCGATGTTGTCTGCAAACGCAACCAAGGCAGGCAGGATGTTGTCTTGAACGAACTTGACTAGTCGTTCGAAGAATGGCAACAGGGCGAAGCCTATTGATTCGACTACTTCGCCAAGTGATGCTTGCAGAATTGCCAAACGTCCTGAGAACGTGTCGGCTGCCGCGGCTGACGCTCCACCAAACTGTGCTTCAAGTTGAACAAGTGCGGAACTAAAGTCTTTGCTCTTTTTTGTATTTTCATCAATCGGAATGCCAAGTTTGCTGAGTGCCGAAACCTGACCATTCGCAGCCTTGCCAAGAGATATGGTTACAGCATCTAGGTCTTTTCCTGTGGCTGCACTGATGTCGAGCGCGAGATTGAAGAGACGCTGTGATTGTGTTGCGTCGCCTGTCGCCCTGGTCAGGTTCGCGAACGCTGATCTCAGATCTGTGTCGGCGATACCAGTCGCCAACATCGCTGAAGTGATGAACCGTTCTATTGATTGAATCTGTGCGTTGGATGCACCTGTCGTGGCTTGAAGTTGTGTGGCAAGAAGTCTTTGAGACTTTTCATCTTCGGCTGCGGCGAGTGCTGCGGCGGTTGCTGCACCGGCAACAGCCGTGAACGCTCCAACCGCAATGAACGCCGCTTTCTTGACTACATCGAATCCTGCACCGAGCGCATTGCCAACGGTCTGCAACTGGTCGATTGTTCGTTCGCCTTCTTTACCAAGTTTCTTGAACGCCGTGACAGCACCGTCGACGTTGCCTAAGATTCGAACTAAGAATGTGCGTTCACCAGCCATGGTGAAGCAATTCTACTCAGTTAGCAGCCATCCGTTTTCTCAACTCGGCCCACTCGCGTTGCATGTCGCGATGGATCTCTGCTTGTGTCATGCCGTCATACTGCGACATGTCAATCGGTGCATCCCACCACTTTGGGTCAAGAACACATCGCATCGGATTACCGCGACGCGGTTGTCGAGTTGAGCGAATGTTCGGTGTTAAGAATGTGCGTGTCGGTGCTGCGATGTCGGTGATGGTCGGATCAAGGAATCGCCAACCTGAATGATGTGTGCGGAACGGTTGACCTGCTTCGTGCTGTGGCAGATAGAAGATACGGGCTAGGTCTTTGGTTGCTGGGTCGCCTTTGAGACGAAGACGTTCGTGTGTCTTGTACCAGACTTCTTCCCAATTCTGCACCGGCACAGCCTGCTCGAATGGGACGACGACATGCCAGTGTGGGTCGTTGTCACGATGTGACCATGTTGTGTAGGCGAAGTGTATATACGATCCGAGATCGGCCTGCTCGAATGCTTCGCCGTCAAGGTCGGCGACCAATGCCCAGATGTGTGACACGTTGCGATTGCCACGAGTTGTGTATTCGCGGTAGGTGACTGGCGAATACAGTTTGCCGTCAGACTTTTGTGCATGTTCTTTGTGGTCGCCGAGAATCTGGGCAAACTGCATCCATGACTCGGCGATCGTCTTTGGGTAGATGGACTTGACGGATGGGAAACCGACGACTTCAAACACTGTGCAGAACCTCCTAGGTTCAGGATAGCGAATCCTGAGCCGAATGCAAGTATCAAATACCTAGTTGTTTGACGACTCTATCGATGCCTTCTAGATATTCTTTGGCGATTTCATTCTTGCGTTTGCGGACGGTCGGCCAGAAGAAGTATCCAGACTGACCGCGATGCCTCAAAAATTGTCTCGTGGTCGGTCTAGTACCGCCACCAAACTCAGCACCAAAGAACACATCGGCACGAGTGACCTTCGTTTTGCGTTTGCTATTAGGACGTGACTTAGATACAAATGATTCGTTCCCACGCAACTTGATAGTTGGGATGCGGTCATTAGTTGCTCGCAAGCCTTTGGCTACCTGTATTGCTTGGCTTGCTCGACTGACAGATGCGGCTTCAATTCTGACTTGACCTTCTATGCCTCTTGCGATTTGATAAGCAACCTTGCGCATCTCGCCATTGAACTCTTTACTTGCTTTCTGAAACTTGCGCAAAGTTTCAAATAGATCTTTAACTTCAACAGTGTTGCCTGCGACGGCTGCGGTGCCGGCACGACCAAGAGTTCCACCTGTGTCGCCTGGCAGATTCGGGAATGCTGAGAAGGCCATCAGTTGATCCTTTGTGGTGGGTTGGATTTGACGCTCTTCCAGCGCAGATAGCCGAGCATCGTGTACAGCATTCTAGGTGATTCTTGCAGTAGCACCGATGGTGCGATGTGTGTCTCGCAGGCGAGGTATGCGATCAGCCAGTGGGCTGATTGTTCTCCAAAGGGACGATCACCGCAGAATCGGTTCCAACCTCCACACTCTCGACTGTCTCAATCCATTCTTCGAACTTCATCGCGGTCTTCTTTGTGCGCTTGGTTGCATGCCACGCCAACCAGGCAAGGTCGGTCAACTTGAGTTCTGTTTGAAAGTTTGCGACTGATCGATTCTTTTCTGTTTCGAATGCGATGAAGTCGGCGAACTGTGCTGTCACCTTTTGGGTGACGTTGTCCAGCGTTGTGACTTCCAGATTGATTTTCATTCTTGCCTCCTAGTTGAGAATTATGGTGTTGTCGATTTTGTGATTGTTCCGCTGATCGGCCACGTTACATCGGCTGTGTTCAATTCACCGACAGCACCGTTGACTGGTGTCCATTCGGTGCAAAGAACCGAAGCGGTGTATGACGGGTTTGCGGTTGACACAGCAGCGGTGCTTGCCTTGATCACGATCGTGACGGCTGTTGAACCGATCAATGGGTAGATCAAACCTTCAAGCGATGAGAACTCGTTGTGCAAAGACAATGTCACAGAATTGTCGATGAGGCCTGCGACTCGAGTTACTGCACCGCCACTGCCGAACGAAGTTGTTGGTACTTCGGCTGCCGAAGTGCTTAACGTAACTGCTGCCACGTCAGTTGAGATATCTGTGCCGTTGAGAGTGACTGATGCATTTGTGAGAACTAACTTTGCCATGATTATTTATCTCCTGCCTTGTCGGCTTTAGAAGTTGATTTTTCTGCCACCAGAACAATGCGACCCGATGCCAGAAGAGAGTCTAGATGGTCAACCTCGTCGCCATCAATAGTGGCTGGATATTGTTTGTCTAGAACCGTGAAACCTTCGACGACCTGATATTTTGCCATAGGCTAAGCATACACCACGACACGGAAGTCGACTGTCAGATATGTCGTGTCGTTCGCGTCGACGGTCGAGATGTTGGATGCTTCTTCAACGATCAATGTTCTGGCGTATCCGCCAAGGCTGGTGTCGGCTTCGATTGCCGCACGAATCCCACCGTCATACGACAGGTATTGATCGAGTAGGTTTTGTGATGTTCGTTCGGCTGCACGACCGATAATCACGCTGACTGTGAAGACATGCGTGACAAGTCCAGCCTTCATCGCGCCGTGGTAGGTGATTGATTCGAGTGTCGGCCATGCGATACCTCCGACCGATGGGTTCACTTGGTCGGGTTGTGTTGCGTAGGCGCGAAGATTTGTGATTGTTGCAAGACGTGTTTGTAGTCCTGTTTTGAGTTCGGTGACTGTGGCGGTCATGCGAACATCCGCATCCTTCGATATGGTTCGACGAGCTGAGCCATGTCAGGGTCGAGGAATCGAGAGACGCGAATCGCACCGAGATCGCCGAAGCCGGCGACGCCGAGCGGTGAGTCGTAGCGTTTGAAGATTCTTGACGCCTGAATAATGCAGGCTTGCGTGATCGGTTCAGGTACTGATGGCCAACCGTAGATGGCTGTGAGTTGCACCAATGCTTCCGATCCGTAGTTTGCGTTCAATGTCGGAAACAGATAGTCGCCGACTGCACGGATGCGTGTGTATGGGACTGTGAGTCCGTCCAAGATTCCGTTGACTGGTTCTAATTGATAATCGGTTGGCGACCAGGTGACGTCGAATACGCCGTCTGCGAGTGTTGATGTTTTGAGTGTGATCGCTGTTGATCCGATGTCGTCTATTTCGCAAACATATTCGTCGCCTGCTGTGAACACTCTCACGATTGCCGAACCGTATGCCCAGAACTGTCGGTTCGCATAACCATCAATTAGACGTGAAGCAGCACCGGCACAGTTATCGATCAGTTCGTCGTCTTGTGTGTCGGCTGTGCCGATACGAAGAGCCGCCTTAATCTGGTTCCGTGTGGCGTAGCCGTTTGTGATTGCCATAGTGGTCTAATCCTACTTCAGAGTCTCATCGAATGTACTCTGCGATTAACTTGCGCATTTTGATATCTGCTTCAATCCAACCTTGCACCTCATCTTTGTATGCGATACCCCACGCAAACCCGACAACCGTGATCACAATGCTTGAGTTTCTTCGATGAATACATCCAACTGCTCAGCCATCTTCGGGAAGTAGCCAAGATATGCCTGGAATGATTTGCCGACCTCGGCTCGTGCCTGATCAAGTTTGGACGCACAGTCAACCACACCGAACACTTTCATCGGGCCTTGCGTCAAATGACCGAGATTCCAACCTTCATTCTCAATCAACACGACAGGGCATCCGCACAAAGTCGCCTCGTGAACGATCGCACTGTACGAATCAAACGAGATCAGATATTCGGCTGAACGCATAACGTCCGCCATCTCTTTGCGTGTTGATGGCCAAGAATGCGTTATCAACTTCGAACCATCAGGCACATAACCTTGTTGACCTTTGCCAATCCAAACAAGCACACCCGACCGCGGATCCTCACCAGGATGAAACACATCAGGTTCAAGATAAGGAACATTCAAAACTGGTTCGGCTCCGATGTTCGGATGCCAAACAAACTTCAACCCATCCTTGTTTGCACGATTCAACAGCCACCAAACGACACGATCAGAACCCGAAGGATTACCTTCAACGATCTCGGGATAAACATGGATTGCATCGTCTGGTATTTCTAAACATTCTGGGACACCCCACGGATTGTCAACGAACGGCAGATGTGTCATCTTCATCTCTGCTTGCAACCCACGGTCACGCAACAACTTGCCGAGTAGATACAGCACTCGAATCCCGCCGGAAACACGCCGATAGTCAGGCGACCAGATCACATAAGGTTTCATCGTCAGTCCCAACTAAGTTCAATGCGACGTGTCAGATCCCATTCGCCGGCATCGAGACGCACGTTGCGAAGTTTGAACAATTCAAGATTTGACTCGAAACTTTTACGGTTCTTTACGGCGAGCGACGGATCGTTGGCAAGAGTCGATGAGTTGTCGTGGTAGACGATTGCGTTTGTTTTGACAATTTTTTTGTTCATGCGTGTTGCGCGTCGTTCATAGTCGTTGTCTTCGAAGTAGGCGGGATAGTATGCCTCGCAGAACAGGCCGACATCTTTGACCACATCTGAACCGATCCATGCACAGCACCAACCTGGTTGACCTGCTAAATGGATTTCGTCTATATCGCATCCGCTATAAAACTTTTTCAATTCGTCGCGTTCGAACCATGCGTCCGAGTTGAGAAGAATCCAACCTGATGCGAACGGTGTCATCTTGATGCCAAGGTTCCACGATGTTGCGACACCAAGATTGGTTGGCATGTCAAGGATGATTTGTTTGCGGATGTTTGGGTTGCGTGGTAGAACCAAGAAGTCTTTGGCGATCCGACCACCATTGTCGATGACAATGAGCATGTCAACCGCGTAGTCGATTGTTTTGATGCAGCGTTCTAGTTGGTCGTATGTGTTTAGAACGGGTATGACTATGACCGGCACCATGCAGACAGCTCCTTCATGACGGGCTTCCAATGCTCGTCAAATACTTTGTCGGCTCCGTACCCTAGGGCATGGGTGATCGCGTCTTTAGACGGGCCTCTAGGCGCGTTATAGGCCGATTTGAGCGCATTCACAATGTCTGGCACGTTCGGTGTGAAGAACCATGATTTTTGTGCCGCATCCCAATACGGTTGACCTTCAACCGTCCAGCCGTCACCGACCAGTTCAGGTTGAGCCGTGAAGTTCGAGACGATAACCCGACAACCGCAAGCCTGCGCCTCGATGACTGGAATGCCGAAACCTTCACCCATCGAACAGGACAGCAACACATCCGATGCCGTGTACATCGCAGCCATCACATTCTGCGGCAGCGAATGCCTGTAAGCGTACTGGTCGACAACCTTGTATTTGTCTTTGCCGACACCGACCGCATCAAGAAGGGTCGGCAGATTGATGCCCGCCATCGCACCATCAGGCTCCGTGTACAAATACAGAACCGCGTCAGGATGATCTTTGGCGAAGATTGAGAACGCAAGAATGTTCTCGGCCCACGACTTACGCGCAGGCTGATTGCCTTTGTTCGTCGCGACCATAGACACGACGAATCTGTCTTCTTCCCAGCCCATGAACTCGCGACCAGTCATCTTGCGACCGTTCGCCAACATCACCGATTCGGTTGGTTGAAACACAGGTTCGATTGCGTGAGGAACATAAAGATGCTTGACACCTGCGATGTCGAGCATTCGTGAACCAAACTTTGACATCGCTATCGGTCGCACGTTCGGACGCGCACACCAAGCCAACACATCTGGTGGTGTCGGCTGATGATCAATCGGAACCCACGACGCAATGTTCTTCCAATCTTTCAACGACTCAGATTTTAACACCCACACATCAAACAAAGTCATCATCAAAGTTGGTGTCGATAGATCTTGGTTCGCCCATTCCATTGTGTGTGCGAGAAGCACATCGTCGGAATATGCGGCGAGTCCTTGCGGATAGATTTTGAAACCATTCCAAGTTGATGCCGCGCCCGCTAGGCCGTACATCGCGTGGACTGCTACTTGGTGGCCTTCTTTCGCGAGCCTTTGGATGACTTGCGCGGTTTGCTGACCGTATCCGGTTGCTGCCCAAGGTGCGTTTGAATACCAGAGGATTCTGAGTCGGTCGGGATTGGCAGGTCGGACACTTCCAACAAGTGCGCTACGCCCGCTCGGAGCAAACGCTCCGCTAAATATCCCGGCATCTCGACTGGTACGTTCTTGACGATTACGGTCTGCCACATGATCCTCCTAAGTTTAGTGCAGAAAGGGAAAGTCCACGGCCAACCCTGCACGAATAGGCCGTGGACTTAATCCTAGTCACAGTCCTTTCGGACTGTCATGTCTGTTTCAGTTTTGCTAACTGGTTATCAGCTTGCGCCACCAATAAAGTGCTTCACATGTGTGGATTGTGGAAGATTTCCGTCAACCCGCATTGTGGCCTTGAAGGTCACTAAGCCAGCGTTGAATGCGTAGTCGTCGCTGCGATCCAAACGGATGCCGCCAACTTGACGCACATAGTACGAAGGAAGGTGTCCGAAGATTACCGACTTCGCGCTTGTTGCTGTATCTGCCATACCTGGGTTCTCGTATACAGGGTATCCGAGGAGCAGGTCCATGGCATCTGCGCTGAGTGCTGGTTGGAACACATAGTTGCCTGCTGTGTCCTTGAGTTTGCGCATTTTGCCGATTGACGCTGCGTTCATTTGGAAGCCCGAACCTGCGAGACGACGACCTGCTGTGTCTACCGAGTAGACCAAGTCGATCAAGTTGTCTGCTGTGAACGCGCCAGATACTGCCGTCGAGCCGGTGACGCCGAGCGATGATGCTACGACGATACCTTTTGGCTGGTTGGTGCCTGTTCCAGTTGTCAATGCTGCGTTGACTCGGTAGCCGAGTTCGTTGCCGACTTCGCTGGCCAAGAAGCCAAGGATGTCAACACCGGCGTCTTCGATCAACTCTTGTGAGAGCTGTACAAGGAACGAATACTTGTATGCACCCAATGTGATGAACGAGTTGAAGATCGGATCCGATTCGCTTATTGCTGTGCCTTCACCAACGAGTGCAGCAGTTGAATACTGTGCCAACGATGGGATTTGAAGGTTCTCGCCAGAAGCCGTGTTCAACACTGTCGAAGTCGACAACATTGGACCGATGTGACGGGCAAGCATGATGACCTGATCGTAGAAAGATGTCGGAACTGGTGAACCAGTCGAAGTCTTTACAACGTCACGCTTTTCAAACGAGTGAGAACGAATCTCACCTTTTGCCAACGATCGGACGATTTCTGCATCTGAGCGAACACCGCGTGGAGCGTCTGCGACTGGACGAACCTGATCGGCGATCTCACGAGTTGCTGCTTCAAGACGAAGTTCACGGGCCTCATCGGCGCGGAGCTTCTCGATTGTTGCGGCGCGATCCTCAAGTTCTTTGCTGATGCGCTCGTATGTCTGTGATTCCTCTGCTGTCAAGTCACGCTTCTCAGCGGTTGCAACATCAAGAATCTTCTTTGCGGCTTCCCACGCTATAGCGCGTTGAGCCATTTGTTGTTCAATAAATTGTTTCATGATTACTCCATGATTGATTGGTTATGTGGATGCGCAGGATGATTGTATTCCGATGGCGCGGGACGCTGACCAATCTCTAGTCGTAGCGGGACGCTTACCGACAGACCGAGTGTATATGAGATTCTAGAAGTTTTTCAACAGTTCAAGTTTTTTCGCCAACAAACCGACCGACGCCGGAACTTTTGTTGGTTCGGCACGAAGTTTGCTGACCGC